CGTTCTCTGTGGACTGCTGGCCAATGTTTGGCAAGCACCCTGCTGGCGTAGTCGTCAATTTCCACCTGCCATTTGCAGACCATGCCGGCCCGCTCAAACCCCAAATCAAAACCGCCAATGCCTGCGAATAAACTGCCGAATGTTAGCGGCTTCGCCTCGTCCACCGTCCACCCCTCCCGCAAAACACCCGGCAGCGTTGACCGCTGCCGGGTCTCGAACACCTCAACACACGACCATCAGCCGAACGGATTTGCAGGACCTGCAGACGGTACCGCGTAGGATGTCTGCTGCAGCGGCTGACCGCCACTGCGTTTCGGGCTGTAGCCCTTGACCTGTGCCTTCATTTCGCCCTCGTGCTCACGATGCACAACCGTGACCGTCAGCAGCCTATCGTGCAACTGTTCACTGGCCTGCACCGTTGCCAGTCCCAGCGCGTCCATGATTGCCTTCAGCCGCTGTTTGGCAATCATGCCCGCCGTGCCAGCATGACGAACACACAGGTTATCCCACAACGTGCTGCCGTTGTACTCCGGATGGTTCTGCACCTTCAGAGTCAACGCCAGCATTGCCGGTCCGCCAGACTTCGGCGGTTTCATCTCACTCTGGGAAATCACCGCCTGATAGTCGCCTTCAGGCAACAGCCGTCGCACAGGCTGCGCCTGCACGTTGTTCATATCCAAATCAGAAAGATTCGCCATGACTCATCAACCCTTCAATTCTGCTGACACACTTGAAAAATGCTGAGCATACGCCGCCCAACTGAATTCGATTTCCCCCGGCATGTTCAGGCGGTTTTTTGCCAGTGCTGCCGGAGTCTCAACGCACCGCAAATAACGCTCACTTGCACCGCTCGCAATCGTCCGTTCCTTGTTGAACCCCTGATCTTCTTTGCGAGTGTAGACGCGGTAACTCGCGAACAGCACTTCATCGCACCACTCTTGAATCAGTGCCGATGCGGTCTCGTGAAGTGCTGGCTGGTAGCGGTCGTATGAATCCGCCGTCGGGTCATTGTGTTTACGCACCGCCGCATGTGCCAGTAGAATCACACCGACATTCTGCGTGCGCCGCATCATGTCCAGACCGTCCAGAAGGTTTTCCCACAGCGCCATTGCGGACTTATAGCCTTCCCCGTAGCGGATTTCCGAGATGTGTTTTTTTGCCCGCTTTCCCGGCGACTTCACTGTGAATCAGTGACTCCAGCCAATCGACGGTATCAATCGCAATCCACTTGAATCCGTGGTTTGCGTTCGCGAACAACCATGACAGCGCACCCATCAGGTCTGCATGCGTCCGCAGGTGCTCTGTCTTTGCACAGTCGATGTCGTTCAGCCCGTCCTCAAGATTCAGGAACAACACGTCAGGTGCCTGTGCCGCCCAGCTGCTCTTGCCGATCCCATGTGTGCCGTACAGCATCACACGTCTCGGGACCGTCGTTTTACCCCGCGTTATCTTCATTCGTCGTTACCCCTATCATCACTCCCAGAACCTGATTCGCCGACCGTCGGCCAATCAATCGCATCTGTGCTCAATCGCTCACGGTACTCCGGATGAATGCGACGCGGGATCGTCCACGGCATTTCACCAGGATCCCAACGGCCATGTGGTCCGTCGCGTCCGTATTCCCGCAGTTCGCGTTCCCTCGCTCCGTCCTGAACAGCCCCAAAAAACGGGGCAAAAATGTTCTCGCTCATGCGTCCCTCGTAACCGTGAATCGCGTCGTGTTTGTCTGCGGTGTGATGATCTCAATCACCGTCCACCGATATCCTGTGAGTGCCAGCATATTGCGGACTGTGACCTCCACTCTGTAGCGGGCAGGCAGCCGATGGGATTCGCCGATTGCCAGCGTTTTTAGCATCGCAACCATTCTCTCATCGCCGACCATATGCGCCCCCCTGCAACTCTGACCGCAGAATGTGTGCGTCACGTGGTGCCACAATTGCCAGTCGTGCCTTGTCGTTGCGGATCTCCACCAGCGTAATCTGCACCTGCACTCCGTTGCAGTCGATCACGACCGATTCGCCTGCCGCGCGTCCAATCACTAGGCGTGAATACCCCTCCGGCTTTTCTGGCAACAGGTTTTCGGGTGTTGCCTCCATGATGTCGGGTGCATCGTGCGGAAGTGCTGCGACCTGT